CTGCATCGCTCATTGCGCAGCGGTGCATTGGGCTGCTTGGATATCCGACCGTATACAGCGCATCTGAGGCGGATGGAATCCAGGCTGATCTGGACAAGATCAAGGCTGTGTTTTACGAGATCGACGCACGCAATAGCCACGATGACAGCACAGCGATTCCTGACGAAAGGAAAGCGGCATGAGCATCGCAACGATGATTCTGGGCGAGTCTGGAACGGGCAAAAGCGCGTCTATGCGCAACATGAATCCAGATGACACTTTCTTGATCCAGGTGGTGCGCAAGCCGCTGCCGTTTCGCACCGGGAAATGGGCGTATCTGAGCAAGTCCGGCGGGAATATTTGCGTGACCGATGAATGGTCAAAAGCCATCGCCTACATGGAGAAAACCACGCGCAAGGCAATTGTGCTTGATGACTTCCAATATCTGCTGGCAAACGAGTTCATGCGACGTTCTGATGAAAAGGGATTCGAGAAGTTTACCGAGATAGGGCGGCATGCGTGGGAGGTGCTAAACGCCTGCTCACGTCTTCCTGATGATGTCCGCGTCTATATCCTTGCTCACACTCAGACTGATGATTTCGGCCATACCAAAGCCAAAACCATCGGCAAATTGCTGGATGAAAAAATCACCGTCGAGGGGTTGTTCAGCATCGTGCTGCGCACCCATGCGCAAGGTGGCCAGTACCATTTCAGCACCAGGAATAGCGGATCAGACACTGTTAAATCGCCCATGGGCCTGTTTGATGCCGACCTTATTGATAACGATCTGAACGCGGTTGATTCCGCTATCTGCGACTACTACGGCATTGATAAACAGCCCACATTGCGCGCTGCGTGAAAGGAAACACCATGTACCAAAGCTATAGCCTTGACCCGAATATGGCGCGTCAGGCAGATGAAAAATCAGGCCGGATCGAAGAGACCGGCGCGTTTACCGGTCGCATCAAGTATGCGATTGCAACCAAATCGACTGGCGGCGCGGAAGGCATCGAGCTGCACTTCGAATCGAGCGACCGTCGCGATGCACGCGTTACCGTCTGGACGTACAAGAAGGACGGCAGCGTCAACGATTCCGGCATGCGCCTTATCAACGCCATCATGACATGCGTCATGACCAAGCAGCTGACGCCTACCGAGGGGAATGCAGATGTGTATGACTTCGCTACCTCTTCACGAGTGAGCAAGCGCGTTACGCTGTTTCCGGAACTGCAGAAGCCAGTTGGCATTGTGTTTCAACTGGCGCCAGAAGAGTACCAGAAGAACGGCGAAATTAGAGTTGCAAACCGCTTGGAGATTTATGCGGCATATAACTCTCAAACTGGCATGACAGCATCTGAGATTCTGACCAAGGCGGCTGCTGCGGAGAAACTGCAGCACATGCTCTCAACGGTTAAAGACAAGCCGCTGAAGAAGTATAAGCCGAAGGCTGTAGACTCCGGTTCAGGCGCTACGGCATCGCATGCAGACGAGTTTGAAGACGATATCCCATTCTAAAAGCATGCGGCGGGCAAACGCCCGTCAATCAGGAGCACGCAGCATGATTGACATCACCATCGACATTGAAACAATACCAGATCAAACCCCAGGCGCGCTTGATCAGTACATGGCCAATGCAGCAGAAAACTTCTCTGCACCTTCGACGTTGACCAAGGAGCAGGCCGCAATTGACCTTGGCATGACCAACAAGGACGAAATCAAGTTCACCAGTAAAGACGCCATGATTGCGCGCTGGGTAGAGCATTTCCGTGAGCAAAAAGCGCCTGAAGCGGCCGAATATGAATGGCGCAAAACCGCACTGAATGGAAGCAAAGGCGAAATCGTAGTGATTGGCTATGCAGTCAACTCCGAGCCTGCCAAGTCGCTGCAGCGCGTTGATCTGACTCAGGCCGGCGAAGTGGATTTGTTGCAACGGTTTTTCAGCAGTATTCGCCAGGACATCGCACGCAATAACAGCCACCAAGCAGGGGTTCGCTTGATCGGCCACAACATTGAAGCGTTTGATATGCGGTTCATGTTCCAGCGCTCAGTGATTCGCAGCGTTCGTCCTACGATCAATCTGAACATGAGTCGCTATTCCGACAACCTTTTCGACACCATGACGGCATGGGCCGGGTATCAGGGCCGCATCAGCCTGGATGCACTGTGCAAAGCGCTGGGCATTCCATCACCAAAAAATGGCATTGATGGCTCGAAGGTATGGGATGCCGTGCGCGACGGCCGAATTGATGAAGTGGCGACCTACTGCGCTGCTGACGTAGATGCCACACGGGAGGCATTCCTGCGCATGACGTTTGCCAATAGCGAGATGGCTGAATAGCTGACCCGCGCCAAATTCCACCAATGAACCCGCCATAGAGCGGGATTTTTTCGGACTAAACATGGATTACATCGAATTCCTCAAGGGGAAAATAAGGCTGGCTGAGTTCGGCGGGTTTGAGGTGGCGGACAGCGACATCAACCCAATATTAAAGCCGCACCAGCGCGCCATCGTGAGCTGGGCCGTGCGTGGCGGCAATCGCGCAATTTTCGCCGCGTTCGGGCTTGGGAAGTCGGTGATGCAGATCGAAACGCTACGCCTGATCAACTCCCGCGCAGGCGGCAAGGTGCTGGTATGCGCGCCGCTTGGCGTGCGTCAAGAGTTCCGGCGTGACGGCCAGATGCTTGGCGTTGAGTTCAAGTTCATTCGCACACCGGAAGAAATGGACGACGGCCAAGACTTCTATCTGACAAATTATGAAAGCATCCGCGACGGCAAACTCGATCCGAATTTATTTACCGCCGTCAGCCTGGACGAAGCCAGTGTACTGCGAAGCTTTGGTAGCAAAACCTATCAGACGTTTTTGGACCTGTTCAAAACGGTCAAATACCGGTTTGTGGCAACGGCCACGCCCAGCCCGAACCGGTACAAAGAGCTGATCCACTACGCCGGCTTTCTCGGCATCATGGACACCGGCCAGGCGCTGACACGGTTCTTCCAGCGCGATAGCACGCAAGCCAACAATCTGACGCTGTACCCGCATAAAGAAAAGGAGTTTTGGCTCTGGCTGAATAGCTGGGCGATTTTTCTACAGCGCCCGTCTGATCTTGGCTTTGATGACACTGGCTACGATTTGCCAGAACTGAAAGTCATTGTTCACGAAGTCGCATCGGACTATGACAAGGCGGGGTTTGAGAAAGACGGGCAAGGGATGCTTTTCAAGAACATCTCGCTCGGCGTATCGCAAGCCAGCGGCGAAAAGCGCGACAGCCTGCCGGCGCGCACCGCCAAGATGGCGGAAATCGTGCGCAACGATCCAGACAATAGCTACATCCTCTGGCATGACCTGGAAGATGAGCGCCGCGCCATTCAAGAGGTATTGCCGGAAGCTGTCAGCATCTACGGATCTCAGGACCTGGACGTTCGAGAGCAAGCCATTATCGACTTCAGCGATGGCAAATTCCAATACCTGAGCGCAAAGCCAGTGATCGCTGGCAGCGGCTGTAATTTTCAGCGCCATTGCCACAAGGCGATCTTTGTTGGCATCGGCTTCAAGTTCAATGATTTCATTCAAGCCGTACACCGAATTCAGCGCTTCCTTCAGGCTCACCCGGTGGAAATCCACATCATTCATTCCGAGGCGGAGCGAGATGTATTGCGCGTGCTGATGGACAAGTGGCAGCGGCATAAAGACATGGTGAAAAATATGACGGAAGTGATTAAAAGCTACGGGCTGAACAGCCTGAGCATGTCAGACGTACTCGCCCGAACCATCGGCGTAGAGCGCATCGAGGTGGCCGGGAAAGATTTTCGCGTTGCCAACAATGATTGCGTGCTTGAGGCGATGTCCATGCCGGAAAGCTCGGTTGACCTGATCGTAACCAGCATCCCGTTTGCCAATCATTACGAGTACACGCCCAGCTACAACGACTTCGGCCACACCGAAAGCAATGATCATTTCTGGCGCCAGATGGACTACCTGACGCCGGAATTGTTGCGTGTGCTGAAACCGGGCCGCATGTACTGTTGCCACGTCAAAGACCGGATATTGTTCGGCAACGTCACAGGGGCAGGCGCTCCGACTGTCAGCCCGTTTCACGCAGAAGCACTGTTCCACGCGAAGAAGCACGGCTTCGACTACATGGGCATGATTACCGTCGTTACCGATGTTGTGCGTGAAAACAACCAAACGTACCGGCTGGGATGGTCTGAGCAGTGCAAAGACGGTTCAAAGATGGGCGTTGGCTCCCCGGAGTACATCTTGTTGCTGCGCAAGCCACAGACAGACCGCAGCAAAGGCTATGCCGATGAGCCGGTGAAGAAATCAAAAGCCGACTACACCCGCGCCCAATGGCAGGTAGATGCACACGCATTCTGGCGCAGCAGCGGCAATCGCCAGATTACCGCCGAAGAACTCGCGGCACTTGGCCCGGCAAAGCTGGCCAAGGCCTTCACGGATTACAGCATAGCCAATGTCTACGACTATGAATTCCACGTCCGCATCGGCAAAGAACTGGAATCACGCAGCGCCCTGCCATCTACGTTCATGAGCCTGGCTCCCGGCAGCCATCACCCTGACGTATGGCACGACGTGAACCGAATGCTGACGCTCAACGGCAACCAGACGCAGAAGGGTCTGCAGAATCATGTTTGTCCGCTGCAGATCGACATCGTTGACCGGCTGATCACCCGCTACAGCAATCCAGGTGATCTGGTTCACGATCCATTCGGCGGGCTGATGACTGTTCCGTATCGGGCGATATTGAACGGGCGAAAGGGAAGCGCCAGCGAGTTGAATACCGGTTACTTCTTCGACGGATGCCAGTATCTGGCGGCTGCTGAAAAACAGATGGATATGCCGGACTTATTTGCGGCACTGGATATGGAGCAAGCAGCATGACACACCAAATCGACAACGCCTTGCTGTTGCACGGCGGAGAGGACGACATCTCTATCCCCGGCGCTGCGCTGCGGCAGATTATTGACGACGCGCTGACGCCTGACTGTGGCGACCTGATCAGCCAGTTGCGCATGCAGAATGAAGCGCTGGAAGAGGCCAACAAGCGAGTTTGTGATGAGCGCGACACATACAAATCACTGTGTCATCAGCTGGAGGCTCGGCTCGCTGGGCGGGAGTTTGAGTAGTTCGGCTTTACCGAACAACTGGCCACATGTGCCGGATGAACAACCACAGCGCCCGCAGTAGTCGGGCGTTTTTTATGGATGCCATATGGCCAAATCCAAATCACCGCGCAAGGCATACCAGCCCAATCGCGCGCTTGCATGGAGAACAGCATGAACCGCGCCCAGCGCCGCGCCGCAGCCAAGGCCAAACCGGTCAAGGCGTTCAACAAAGACGTAGCCGCCATGGCTTTCAACACCAGACTGGCGCTCAACATGGTGGACGACACCACCGCCACCGATCAGGCCGAGCTGCTCAACGGCCCGCTGCTGCATCTGACCATGCTGCAAACCGGAAAACTGACAGACGCCGGATTTATCGACATCAACGAAGCCAATTGCGCTGCGTTTTGCCTGGCTGGCGAACTGTACCGCAACGGCGATGCCGAAACGCGGCGTCAACTCAACGAAACAACCGTCATCTACACCACCGCCGCCGATGCGCTGGCCACCATCGGCGCGCGCTGCATGCGCACCAACCGCTACGGCGCCACGGGCGACGAACTGCAGGCCATCCGCGCAGCGCTGGACATCTACGGCCAGCTGATCGCCGTCTCCCCACGCGGGCTGGTCTGCCGCGCCCTGAAACAAGCGCAGAAGATGGTAAACGATCAACTCAAGGCCGCGCACAAGGCCAACCAGCAGGAGCAAGCAGCATGACCACCGCCACCCTCACCAGTCCGCGCCATCAAGAGCTGGTCAACATCCTCACCGCCGCCGGCAAACCGCTTACCAGCAAGCAGCTATTTGCCCAGGCCAAAGGCTTTGAAAGCCAGGACGACATCAGCAAATGCCTCAACTACCTGCTGAAAAAAGGCGTAGTCGAGCGCGAACTGTACGCACAAAATGCGTACAGCTACTGGCCGGCCACACCAGCGCCCGCCGCAGACGACAGCGGCAATACACTGCTGCGCGTGGGCGAAGATGAGCCGATGCCAGAAATATCCGCAGCCACCGCCAAACAGATCGCCAACGACGCCATCAACCTGCCAGACGCCGTAACCCGCGAAATGGCAGATCAGGCCGAAATCGCCTATCAGGTACTGAGCGAGGCGCTTGGCCTCACGCCGGAGCAGATGAGCGAGCTAACGCTGACCGATCTGGCCGCCACCGCAGCCGCCCGGCTGGAAGATCAGCCACCACCGGCAGACGTCGCCATGCTCGCCAGCGCCAACCGAGAATTAAGCACGCGCATGGCCAAAGTCATCGCAGCGTTGCACAAAGCGCCCGTGCC